GAATGGGAAGTTGGTATTGGTACAGTAACAGATGCAACACCTGACACTCTTTCAAGAGATACAGTATTAAGTAATTCTTCAGGTAACACTTCAAAAATAAGTTTTAGCGCAGGCACTAAAGATGTTTTTTGTACAATGCCTGCAAGTAAATCGGTTTACCTAGATTCGTCTGGTAATCCAGTAGGAGCAGCAAGCGCAGGTTTTGCATTAGCAATGGCGGTTGCATTATAGGAAATAAATATGGCACAAGATTTTAGAAACGAATTGCACCGAGTAATTGGAACAAGCGATGCTCAAATTTTAACTGCAGGAAATTATGATGCAGTTATAGGTATTAGATGCTGTAACATTTTAACTTCAACAATTACAGTTGATGTTAAAATTGCAAAAGGAGGAGCCGACTACTTTTTAGCAAAAGGAGTTGTAATTCCACCTAATTCAGCTATCGAATTGATCCAAGGCGGAGCAAAAATTGTTTTAGCAAGTGGTGATGTATTAGAAGCAGTTAGTGATACCGCAAGTTCACTAGATGTTGTTTGTTCATACATCGACACAATTAGTTCGTAGGAGGAATTATGACGGCAGTAGTAAATGGGATCCAATATATTGGAGGGCAGTATAGCCCTAATGAATTTATACCTAATCAAGCGGCAACGATTGATGGGACTCAAACTGTAGAGAATGGTGTATTGGCAGGACCAATAACTATTCCGTCAACAGTAACAGTAACAGGAACGTTGGTAATAGTATAATGAGTAAAATAGAAGTAAATACAGTAGCACCACAATGCGGAACAACTTTAACTCTTGGTGAATCAGGAGATACAGTAACTTTAGGAGCAGGCGCTAGTCAATCTGGTTTTGGTAGATCAGGTTCAGTTAATTGGCAAACAACTCCAAAGACTGCAACTTTTACACCAACCAATGGTGAAGGTTATTTTATAAATTCAGGAAGTGCTCTTACAGCAAACTTACCTGCTGGATCAGCAGGAGCAATTGTAGCTTTTTCTGATTATGCAAGAAATTTTGCTACATATAATTTTACAATATCACCAAATGGATCTGAAAAAATTGGAGGTACAGCAGCTGATGCAGTATTAAATGTAAATGGTCAAGCAGCAACGTTTGTTTATGTTGATTCTACAAAAGGATGGATTAATGTTCAGAATGCTGAAGATTCAGTGGTAGCAGCACAATATATAACAGCAACAGGTGGAAATACAATTTCAACAGTTTGTACAAATTTCAAAGCCCATATTTTTACAGGTCCAGGAACATTTTGTGTATCTTGTGCAGGAAATGCTGCAGGTTCTAATAAAGTAGATTATTTAATAGTAGCCGGTGGTGGCGGAGGAACTACTCAGCACTCTGGTGGAGGAGGTGCAGGAGGTTTTAGAGGATCTTTTCCAAGCCCTGGTTGTAACGCAGGTACAACACCCGTTTCAGTTCAAGGTTATCCAGTTACAGTTGGCGGTGGAGGAGCAAAAACTGCTAGTGGTCCTAGTATAAATGTAAATGCAACATCAGGTGTTAATTCAACTTGGAATTCAATTACTTCAACTGGTGGTGGTGGCGGTGGAGGCTACAATGGTTCAGGTCCTTATAGGGCTGGTTCCACTGGTGGATCAGGCGGTGGCGGTGCATCTGGTAGTCCAGGTCCCTCAACTAGTCAACAGGGAGCAGGAGGAGCAGGAAATACTCCTCCAGTATGTTCACCCGCATCACCCGTTCAAGGTCACGCTGGCGGATACGGAGTTGGTCACGTCTATGGAGGCGGTGGCGGTGGCGGTGCTGCAGCAGCTGGAGAGAATGCAAACCCAAATGCTGGTGATGGAGGTGCTGGAAAACAAAATAATATTTGTGGTAATAACTATTACTGGAGTGGTGGCGGTGCTGGTGGATCTCACAGTAATCCAGGTGGAGCCGGTGGAATTGGTGGTGGCGGTGGCGGTGGTGCTAACCCATGTGGTACCGCTGGAGCTGGTGGTGGATCAGCAATTAATGCTGGAGGAGCAGGAGCTAATGGCCCAGGTGCTCCCTCAATAGGTGGAGATGGTGGAGATAATACTGGTGGTGGCGGAGGTTCTGCTGGTAACAGTTGCGCTTTGGGCGGTAATGGTGGTTCAGGTATAGTAATAATAAGGTATAAATTTCAATAATGACTAGCACAGTAAAAGTTAATAACGTACAGGCTTCAGATGGTGGAAACATCATCAATCAATGTGGAACAAATATTACTATTGGCGCTAGTGGCGATACGATTGCATTAGCATCAGGTGCATCGCAAACAGGATTTGGTAGAACAGGAACTGTTGATTGGCAAACAGGAGATATTAAAACTGGAACATTTACTGCTGCAAGTGGTAAAGGGTACTTTTGTAATACTACAGCTTCAGCATTTACTTGTAATTTACCCTCAAGTCCTAGTGCAGGAGATATAGTGGGTATAAGAGATTACGCAAATACATTTAATACATATAATTTAACAATAGGTAGAGGTGGTTCTAATTTAGAAGGAAACGCTGGAGACAAAGTTTGTGATGACAGATGTCAAGAATTTTTAATGGTTTATGTAGATGGAACTCAAGGTTGGATTGCAGTTAGTTCTGGAACTGGTAGTATAGGAATATCTCCTACATTTATTTCAGCATCAGGCGGTAACTGTGTAACAACTTCTGGAAATTACAAAATTCATAAATTTACAGGACCAGGTACCTTTACAGTTTGTTCAGTAGGTAATGCTGCAGGGTCTACTACTGTTTCATATTTAGTTTTAGCTGGAGCTGGAGGCGGTGCTGGTGCAAATGGTGGAGGCGGCGGCGGTGGAGCTGGAGGATTTAGAGAATCTAAAGCAGCATCAGATTCTTACACAGCAAGTCCGTTAAATGCTACATCAGGACCAGGATATAATTTACCTGTTTCAGTACAAGGTTATCCAATTGTAGTAGGAGGCGGCGGTGCTGGTCACCCTGGAAGTCCTCCTTGTGCTGATGGAGGTAATGGAAACCTTTCATCTTTTTCAACAATATCATCTGCTGCAGGCGGCGGTGGTTCAGGTGTATTACCTGCAACTGCAGACGCTGGTGGTTCTGGTGGTGGAGCTGGTGGCCCAGGAACAGCAACTCAAGCAGGTGGAGTTGGTAACACACCTTCTGTATCTCCTGCTCAAGGAACAGCAGGAGGATCTGTACCAGGTTCACCTGCTAACAATCAAGGTGCTGGCGGTGGCGGTGCTGGTGGCGCTGGTGAAGATGCTTTACCTGAAGGAAAACCTGGGGGAATACCAGGTTCTTATGGTGGTAATGGTGGTTTAGGAGTCACATCAGAAATAACAGCAAGTCCTGTAGGGTATGCTGGAGGTGGTGGAGGTAATCAAGAAAGATCTTCTGGAGTTGGAGCAGGTAAAGGTGGCGCTGGACCACAGCCCGCACCTACTCGTAATACGACACCAGGAGCAGGTGGACTTGGAGATTTTGGAGCGGCTAATGGTGCTTTTGGTAATGGCTTTCCAGGAAACAACACAAACGGTACTGCCAATCTAGGAGGTGGTGGAGGTGGTGTTGATACTCCTCAATCTGGAAATGCTGGAAATGGTGGTTCAGGCGTAGTAATAATAAGGTACAGGTATCAATAATTATGAGTGAAGTAAAAGTAAATAAAATTAGTCCAAGAACAAATTGTGGTACAACCACATTAGGAGATAGTGGAGATACATTTAGTATTCCGGCAGGTGTAACAATTTCAAATAGTGGAACTGCAACAGGTTTTGGTTCTACAGGTGAAGTATCTTGGAATACAACAAAAATTACAGCAGATCCAGGCCCAGCAGTTTCTGGTATTGGATATTTTACAGACACATCTGGAGCAGCATTTAATGTAACTTTACCACTTAACCCAAGTGCAGGTGCAGTTGTGGCTGTGGCAGATTATGCAAATACTTGGGATACAAAACATCTTACAATTGCTAGAAATGGACAAAACATTGAAGGCGCTGCCTCAAATTTTGTTTGTAATATAGAAGGTGGAGCAATTACTTTTGTTTTTGTAGACGCTACTAAAGGTTGGATTGCAACTAATTCAGGAAATACTACAGATGTTTTCGGTGAAAGATACATAACCGCTACAGGTGGTAATGCTGTTATTACGTGTGGAAATTATAAAACACATATTTTTACAGGACCAGGAACTTTTTGTGTATCACAAGCAGGAAATTCAGCAGGTGAAGATACCGCTGATTATTTTGTTGTTGCTGCAGGAGGAGGTGGTGGTCTCGACACTTATCCAGGTTCAAGAATTGGTGGTGGAGCAGGAGCTGGAGGATTTAGAATTTCAAATTGCGCTACAAGAAGTGGTATCGCAACTCCTGTAATGTCACCACTAGTGACAACAACAGGAATTACAGTTACAGCTACAGCTTATCCAATAACAGTTGGAGCAGGAGGAACCGCTGGAACAGGAACCTCTTCACCTGGAGTTTCAGGAGGAAGAGGCAATAACTCTATTTTTAGTACAATTACATCAACAGGTGGTGGAGGTGGTGCAGGACACACTCCTGGACCAGGAGGGCCTACTTGTCAAACCCCTGGTGGATCAGGTGGTGCTTTTCAAGGTGCCATTCCGTGTGGAACAAAAGGATTAGGAAACACACCTCCTGTTAGTCCCCCTCAAGGTAATAATGCCGGTGATGGTGGACAGGCGCCTGCGTATTCTGGTGGTGGCGGCGGTGGAGCTGGAGCAGTAGGTGGAAATGCTAGCCCTGGGCCAGGACTAGGTGGAGATGGTGGTGCAGGTTCTTTTTTAGCTGATTCAGTTATAGGTCCAACCGCTCCAAGTTATGGAGAAGCAGGACCAGTAAGTAATACTAGATATTTTGCAGGTGGTGGTGGAAGTTCAGGTCCCCCAGGTCCTTCATCAGGTGGTGTTGGTGGTGGTGGAAATGGAGCTAACTCACCCACTCAAAATGGATTAGATAACACCGGTGGTGGTGCTGGTGGAAGAAGAAACACTGGTGGAACTGCCGCTGGAACAGGTGGATCAGGTATAGTAATAATAAGATATAAATATCAATAATATTTATATATTGTTTAAAAATTAAAATTAATATATAAGGAGAAACATTATGGCACACTTTGCAAAACTAGGAGCTAACGGAAAAATTATAGCAGTATTAACTTTAGATAATAAAGATATGCTGAATGCTGATGGTGTTGAAGATGAAGCAGTAGGTCAACAATATTTAGAACAACACAATAATTGGCCTGCACCAATGTGGATTCAAACTTCATACAATACATCAGCTAATAAACATTCATCAGGTGATAACTCAAAAGCATTCAGAGGAAACTATGCAGGTATAGGTTATGAATGGGACGAAGATAATAATATTTTCTGGCCTAAAAAACCTTATGCATCTTGGGTAAAAGATACTACAACTGCATCTTGGAAATCACCAATCGGTGATGCTCCAGCATTAACTGCAGAACAACAATCTCAAAATGACGCTAACACACATTATTGGGCGTATCACTGGAATGAAGCTGGCCAGTCTTGGGACTTGACAGATCAAAACGCATAAATTAAAAAGGTATGTGGTATGCAAAAGAAAGTATTATCTGAAATAGCATTATATTATGGTGATGTAGCAATGCCTAAAGATTGGGACATTGACCGCGATAAACTTCAACAAGATATATTAAATTCAGAAATTACAGATTCACCTTTTCCATTTTCAAGAACTTGGGATATGTTAAACACATATTTGCGAGAGCACGTTGGTGTTAAGTATAATTTTAATTTAGTTAACAAAGAAACGTGGGGCAATATGTATAAGCCACAAGAAAGAACAATTCCATTATTAAATATAGATCCAGTAGATTTACGTAACTCTCCAGACTATACATTACTATATGGTGTTAAAGTTAAAGATTGTATGGTTCGAATACATTATGAAGATAACAGACGTAAAGGTAGATCTTGGGATATACCATTAAAAAATAATCAATTCATTATGTTTCCATCTACTAATATGTACTACTTAACTAATAATCAAAAGGATAGTTTAAACTTTGTACAAACAATAACTTATGAATACATTTAAACCTTTAATAGCACAAACAAAACCAATGTCTCATCTTGCTTCTTTAACAGAACTACAATCTAATAGATTAAAAGATAATTATGTAGAACACCCTGAAGATAGAAAATATCAAGCAGTTGAAAAAGCTGTATTAGAAGAAGGTTTACTATATCCAATAAGAGTTAATAGAAAAGATATGGTAATTGTAACAGGCAATCAAAGATCTTGGTTTGCTAAAAAACACGGATACACTCACATATCAGCGGAATTTGTAGAATGAATATATCTAATTATTATTGGTATTTTAAGGGAGTTCTTACACCTAAATTTTGTGATGACGTAATAGCTTATGCTAATCAACAAAAAGAAGTGATGGCTAGAACGGGTGGTTATGGTGATAGAAAATTAAAAAAACAAGAGGTATTAGATTTAAAAAGAAAAAGAAATTCTGATTTAGTATGGCTTAATGATACTTGGATATATAAAGAAATTCATCCCTATGTACATATGGCTAATAAAAATGCAGGGTGGAATTTTAATTGGGACAGAAGTGAGTCTTGTCAATTTACAAAATATAAATTAAATCAATATTACGATTGGCACTGTGATAGTTGGGATAAACCTTATGAAAGAAAAAATAAAAATGATCCTGATAATGGTAAGATTAGAAAACTATCTATGACTTGTCAGTTAACAGATGGTTCAGAATACAAAGGTGGTGAATTAGAATTTGATTTTAGAAATTATGATCCACATATGCGAGATGAATCAAAACATAGAATACAGTGTAAAGAAATATTACCCAAAGGATCTATTATTGTATTTCCTAGTTTTGTGTGGCATAGAGTTAAACCAGTAACATCAGCTCCTT